GTACTTGTTCCCCAAGTTCCAGATTCATCGCCAGTGGCGATCTCTTTTAATCTTAAATCATTAACGTAAGTTGCCATAAGCTACCTTTTCTTAGTTTTAACTTTGGGTTTTTTCATAGAAGACAAATGCTTTTTTAAAGTATCTGCTTGTTTCTTGTGGGTCTTAGATGCCTTTTCTAAACCCTTAATTACTTTCTTTACCTTACGAACCATCAGGCTACCTCTTTCCAATTAGGTGTTTGACTGTCATCAATTTCTGACCAACCTGGTGTTTGACTGTCATCAATACTTGCCCAATTCGCTGTCTGGCTATCATCGATAAGCCCCCAAACATTAACGCCACTCGTTGTACAAGCCGCTTCCACTCCTGTTGGGAATACGTTCGCATCCCCATCAAATTCCAACGTTCCAATAGATCCAGTAAGCGCATCCATTGTGACCGAAATTGTATTGCTTGTGATGGCTGTGGGCGTTCCGACTGCTGTTGTTCCTGCCACGCCTGTGACAGAGACTGTCGCTGTACCCGTGACCGAAACCGATCCCAGTGCTCCTGTGCCTTCCACACCAGTGACCGAAGTGCTTGCGTCAGCCGAGACCGTAACTGAACCAAGCGTTCCCGTACCAGCAACGCCCGTGGGACTGACATTTGCTTCACCCGAGACTGTAAGTGAACCAAGAACACCAGTGCCTGATACCCCAGATACATCAACATCCGCATTAGCGGATACAGAAACCGAGCCAACAGCCCCTGTTCCCGCAACGCCTGTAACTGAGACATTAGCGTCTGCCGTAACCGAGACTGCGCCAACAGCCCCTGTTGCGCTAGGGACTGCTTGACCATTGCCCCACGTTCCTTCGCCCCATCCCGTAGATGAGGAATTCCATCCATCAAAGGCAACTTTGACATCAGCCACACACTATATCCTATGCAATCCTGATGATCGCGTTACTGGCATCTGCTGCTGGGAACTGAATTGTAAAATCACCGCTTGTAGATGTTTTATCAGCCCCGAAATCTAGCGCACATACCGCCCGATTAGCTGAACCCGCCGTTGTTGACGAATTATAGATTAACGCCCCTCTTGCAGTAATCGAGCTACTGGAAAAGGTTGTATCAGCAAAATCTGTGAGTGCTGTAGTACCCGAAGTGGTTGGGTCTACATTGGTCAAAGTGTTTCCACCGGAAGTGTAGCCGGTTCCCGACACTTCGTTGGTTGTTGCAAAAGCAGTCGTAGATGCAGACAACGTTGCACTACTAGTAAACAAGGCAAGCTTGAATGTGTTGCCGGTTCCTGTACTGGTTGTTGTTCCCCCACCCGAGCCGTTATGAAAATTGTGTATTCCCTGGAGTAATTCCGATTTGAAAGAAGTACACATTGCCGTTGTAATAGCCATTACAGTCTCCTTAATATGTCCGCAATGTCCGGATGACCTTGCTGAATAAATTCATTCATAAGAGTCGTTCTGTCGCTCTTAATAGCTTGTTTGATAATACCCAAAACCACATGGTAAATGCGACTTTTAAATGCCTCTGCTTGTTGCCTGACAATTGGATCTACAGAAGAAGATATACCTACTATTTGCTCAACCGCTCGTTCAGCAAGTTCTTCTGGTGACAAACCACGATATTCCGTTGTTTTTACTACCACGTCTCCCATGTTAGATTTAACAGCTATTTCAAACATTATCTTCCTTTACTAATGTCGTAACGATACTCATCTTTTGCACCATAACCTTCTCCGAGGTCCTTTATTGCAGCAATCGCCTGTCCAAACCGTTGTTCGTACTGAGCCACTTCTTCTGGCACTTTTAAAAAAGTAGCTGCTTCTACTAAAGTACCGTACAACAACGCATCCGGTGCGTTAGTTGATAACCATGTGGTGCCACTGTCTGCCCCTGCGGTTAAGGACGCAGGGCGGTATTTATAATGCAATTCGAAACTGTAACCACTATCTGGAGTTGGCGCTAAAATAAAAGTCGTGTCATCAAACAACGCATAGTATTTTGGAGTGCCTGTGGTAGAAGCGTTAGGGGTGTAAGCTCGTGCGAACGAAACGTGCTTGAACAACAGATAGGAATACTCGCTGTCTTTAATTACAGCCAAACTATACGGCGCTAAAAAATCAGTGGGCGTTGATAAATAGGTACTGTTGATAGTTGCGTTACCTGTGACGTTTTTTCTAAATACAGGTAACTCTACGTTTTTTAGGATGCGTTCTTCTGATTCTTTAATAAACGTAGGTAATTGTGTATCAAAAGTGGTTTCAGATGTTTCGCAGTAATCTTTAACCGCTGTTTGTAAAGTTGCGTATGTAAAACTCATGTTGTGCTCACCGTGACAGTTCCAACCTGACCAATCCCCCGAACAGGAATAAAAGTACTTTGAGTAACTAGCGGAACTCCTACGACAATTACCGTGGGCTCTACACGGTCCGGTCTAGCATTGCGCAAAGCTTGTGGATCGTCTGCGTTTGGTGGTGGATACAATTGAGGTTGTTTTGGTTCGAACTCATCTGGTCCGACCAAAGAACCGTTCCATTCGCGTTTCATCGAATTCAATTTGTAACGAAAACCAGACCTGTCTGATATTCCGTATGCGTATTTTCCTCTAGCAAATGCTCCCATCGTTACGACCTATACGTTTCGTATGAAGGGCTTATGCGTAAAGAAGCACGATCTCTATCTTCGTCAAGGGCCCGTTGTAATTCTTCTTCGTAAATCGTTTTCAAAGCCCCCATTAGTTGTGGGTTTCGTTTCATGGACAAGTAATACGCTAATCCTGCAGTTAAACAAGGATAAAACCTAAAAGGAACCTCTGCTGTGTTCGTGTATGCGTCCGCATCGTCAATTCTAGTTAGCCGGTTAAATTTAACAATATCCGTATCGTTATCTGGTGCGGGCCAAATTTGTAACACGGGCGTTATCTGCCTGTTTAAGAAAAATTGATTTGGTCTACCCGATTGTGACTTGTTAGGTATGTTAAGAAAACTTGAGCGACTTACTCTTTGTATTTCAAAATCAGTGCTATCTCGGGTAACAACTGCAGATAAAATATCTATTGTAGACTGCACGTTTGTTAAATCTACAGCCGCGGATAGGGTGCTTGACGCACCGCTGGTCCCACCAGAAATGGTTTCTCCGCTAGAAAACGTTCCAGAAGGAATTGTAATAGCCAAGGTAGTGCTAGAAGGTTTACTGGTAACGCTGGCTGTTGCTGCGCTAGTGCCCCCGGTAAGAGTTTCTCCCACCGAAAAACTAGTAGAAGAACCTACTGTCATGGTTAAAGTGCCACCAGGGTAATCTCTAATGCCCGTAGCTAAAGTTATGGATACCTCTTCGATGGTCCATTGATTTAATCCACGGTTAGCCCAATCAGCAAACAGTAAATTTAAAGAACGTTTGGCGCTTCTTAAATCGTAACCAGTACGAACTTCTAAACCGCAACGTTCAAACGCCTCCTCGACGTATTCGGCAACGTCTAATTCAAAATCTTTAGAACCTGATGTAGCCATTATTCTTCATACAAGTTATTGAAAGTTACCGCTGGATCTAAGTAACTTTCGTGGCCTTCAGCAGAATGTTTCCACTGAGACGGTTTAAAATCTGGCGCTCCTTCTCCGGTTACCCAAAGGGCAGGACTGGTAGCCCGCACACGGTTGTTCGGTAACGCCACTATATTTCCTTTCCATTTACCTTCTTCCGTTATGCACAATACATGAGACTGCTTGTGTTGCGCAGAATCATCTGCAATATCAGATTCTGTATAATCTACAGTAAAAAGGTATTTGGAAGTAAAAAACTCACCACCAATCTTAGCGATCCACGGGGAAGAGCTTACCCTATCCATAACCACAACAGAATGATGATGAGACTCACAGTCCCAAGGCTGGGATAAATGGTCAGCCATAGGCTCCGGATAATCCTGCATAGGCATATCACACACTAAGCCTTGTATTGGCATCCTAGCCCACATAGCTCCTCCATGTATGTTGCCCTCATCGTTATCCTCACAATCCGCTTCGCAGCCAGTAAAAACAACCTGAAAACTTAAAGAGCGGTCAGGTACTGTATTTACGGCTATCGCTAAACAATGTAAAAACTCTCCGTGATATTTTTCGTGGTTATGCGTAAATTCTCGTCGCACCCAACATTTAAAATGCGGGATGTTGCTGATTAAATACGACACTAAATGTCAAAATCTTTCTTCTTTGACATTTTCATCATGGCGCCACCTTTAGACTTTTTCATAAGGGAACCACCTTTAGACTTTTTCATTACAGAACTGTTTTTAGATTTCTTTTTAGCTGATCCTGCGTTACCTATGTTTACTCTTGAACCCGGCATAACTACCTCACGTATACGTTGTTACTTTACGACGGTCGTTTAACACTGCGCCGCACCCTTTTGCAATCTCCTGCCGTACACCGCCGCCACGAGACATGTTTCTTACCGTTGCTTTTTTCGTGTTTTTGACTACGGTTTTACCTCTTGACCCTTCACGTTTTTTCTTTTTTGCCGTGGCCGCTCGTTCTGACTTACTCAACGAACGTGCTTTAGCTAAAGGAAGACAACGGTCTGGGTTTTTTTTGTCTTTTGAAGTGCCGCATTCACCAACGATATTACCGCTGCTGTCAATTCGCACCCATTTTTGATCACGCCATTTTTTTAACTCACCCATTACGTTTTTTCCTTTTGGATTTTTTTGCGTAATTGGGGTCTTTGCAATACTTAGAAGCTGCCATGTTTGCATAAGCAGACGGGTAGGTATCAAAAGTGCGTTTCGCCCACGCCTTTCCAGCAGGACAAATTTTGCTTCCTTTACTTTTTTTAGAAGCTCCGCCACCCTTTCTATAATAGGTCAGTCCTTTTGGCATAGAGGCGCGATTCATTTACCACGCCTCACACGACCAATAGCGGGCCGTAAACTTATCTTTTGCGGTATCGCAATTATGGCGGGCTCTAAAGCTTTTCCTACGTTTAGGTTGGCTTTTTTTAATGGTCATATCAGGGTCGCCAAAACGAACCATCTTAACCTGATCGCCTTTTTTAGCTAAAACTACAGACTTTTTCGAACCACCTTTTGAACGTTTTGGTTGGTTATACCCGGAAAACGTTTCGCCACGATATTCTATTCGACCAGAGGGAAGTCGTTTAACGTTTTTGACGGTTGCCATTAATCAAAACCTTTTCTCATATACAAAATTATTGTGTATGTGTCCCCGTCACTTGCTCCCACTGTAGTAAAGTTTATATCGCCAGTTTTTCCGCTACCAGCGTTGTTAGTCAGACCTCCAAAACTGCTGTAGTCGTGGTCGCCGCTTTGGTTCTCACCCAGTTCTATAATGAAAACGTCAGTAGAAGCATCGAATAACAACTGTGTTTTCATACCAATACATTGCCACCAGATTCTATCGACTGTCACGCTTGTGCAAGTGTCTCCGTCAGCACTATCTGCTAATGCAGAAACGTCAACTTTTGTAACAGCCGACTCTCCAGTTCCATCGGAAATGTTGGTAAACTTCATCACAGCAAACTTTGGGCCGTCTACAAGAGTTTGTGAAGTTACTGCATCAGCCATAAGTTACTCCTTGATTTCACCTCGAAGGACCATAGCTTTGTACTCCGCGCTGCCCACAGGGGGCAAAGTAGACGTTTTTTTGGTGGTCTTTTTAACCGCAGGTTTTTTAGCAGCAGCCTTCTTCTCAGTAGATTTTTTTGTAGTCGCCATTTACAACCCTTATCGGTTTTGTGCAGCAAATAGATAATCGATGGTAGCCGATTTCGTGCCCGTTGCAGAACCCGAAAGTTCCATCGCACCAATAGCCAAATTTTCATCGTCCGGTATGTTATCCGTGTGCGTAGCAACTAAATTTCTGTTTACAAAAAACTCTACAGAACCTGTACCTTTCACATGGAATCCTAACGTCACGTAAGTATCGTCAGCTATGTCTACTCCAGAATCAGTAGTAGTGGCTGTACCGTCTTTTTCCGTAACACAATCGATGTTAGTGTCACCATCATCAACCTGGAACACAATACGATCAGCAGCCGTAAGCATAGCCTCTGGATTCGTCGCAAAGTTCACAGTCAAACCTACACACAAATCAATCGCGCTGCCTTCTGAATCACCAACTTTAATTTTGGTTTCAAACCAAACGTCGCGGCTAGTTGACAATGCAAATATCTCATTGCCCTGTACAGAAGCTCCGTCGTTATCTGTAGTTGCTTGTGAGGTAAGGACTAACGTACCACTTTCAGCGTCTGCGCCTAAAGCAGCGGTAGCACTGCTGTCTTTGACAACAGTCCAGTCGTTTGTGTTGTCCAAAGCAACCCCAGTAAAATCGTCCATGTAGACAACGTAATCTGGGTTTTTATCGATAGGTAGGTTTTCAAACCATTTGCGATTGCCGTCTTTTCCGGCAAACAGAATAGGACCAGTAAAATGGGTAGCCATGTGTTTCTCCTGTCGTGGCTAGTGTCAGTCTCCCCATGAGACTGTCAGGATCATTGAAGAATACCTTTTAAACGGGCAAAAAGAAAGGGCGACATGCGCCCTTTCCATAGTAAACAAAGTTTACTTTATGCGCCCGGAGTTCCGAACACGGCCCTCCAATCAGACACCCCAAAAGAGTACCTTTCTCGTGCCTTGAAACGCATATTTCCGGTGTCAAAGTCACCTTCCATAGCTGTTTTAATTGGAGTTCTTTGGAACAACTTGAAGCCGTTAGGCGCATCCGTCTTGATGAAGAAAGCATCAGTATCCGTGAGGAAGTGATTAACTACTGCACCGTCAGGTAGCATACCCATTGACTTGTTGGCGTTAATATCATTATCCGCCGTTCCGGGTCGCAGATTGGAGTTCAATACTCTTTCTGCAATGAATTGAAGCTCTTTAGGAATAATTAGTTTCATTCCTCGAACCGCAATTTTCAGCCCTCTTTCGTCAGTAAGACCAGCAATGTCAATCAACATCTGCTCAAGCGAAGTCTCGT